ATGCGATGCATCGCGCTCGCGTATGGGCCGTAATTTGTTACCACCACGTCATCCGCCGTGACGGCCGCATCGAGTCAGGTCGCGATGAGTGCGTCTCCGGAGCGGGAGCGGCATTTGCGAACAGCGACACGATCCATATCTGTTGCAGCGGATCCGGAGATCACGAGGACTTCACCGAGGCCCAGAAGGGCGCCCTCTGCCAGCTCTGCCATCAGGTTCTCCAGCGGTGGGGTCTTGTGGATGAGTTTCGGGTGAATCCGTTTCGCATCGTTGGCCACCGCGAGATCAATGACCTGGTGAAGGCTGGCATCTACCCGGAGAAGGCACGAACCTCAAAGAGTTGCCCCGGCCGCAAGGTCGACATGCGCGAGCTTCGGGGCTTGATCCTCTCGCATGTGTCGAAAGCGGATGGGTGGTCGTGACGTGCAGATCAGCGACTGGATCACGCTCGGCCTTGCCGCGGCTGGCTTTGCCGTCACCTTCGGGGCATGGGCAGTCCGAACCCATGGTCGCCTTCGCGAGGCAGAGATTCGCCTCGAGGCGGCTGAGAAGTCTATCGACAACCTTCTCAAGGGCGAGATGAAGATCCGCGACAGTTTGGCTGGCATCAACGTGGTGCTGGCCGAGATCAAAGGAGAACTCAAGTCGGTTGCAAGCCGCCTCGACAGCCTCCTGAAGGAAAGAGAATGAATAATCTACTCATTACAACCGGGCTCGGCTTCCTCGGAGGCGCCCTCATTGGGTTCGGCGAGGATGTGCTTGCCTACCGGGCTGCACTCAAGGTCGATCCAAGTGCTGAATTCTCCTGGGGCCAGATGCTTCGTCGTGCCCTTTCACGCGGTTTGGCAGGTGCAGGGATCGCCCCTGGCTTCGAAATGGCGGTGGTAGCGTGAAGCGATCCCCCATCGTCCTCGCTCTCTGTCTTGCCTTGATCCCGCTCGCCTCTCATGCCGAATCGCCGCCGAGTTTCTCACTGGGCTACCAGTGGTCTCTCAGCGGCAAGCAGTACGCCACGGTGAACACAGCCCTCCGAGAGGACTGGCTCGCCAAGGGGCTCACGTTCAATGCAGTGGCGGGCTACGAGACCAAAACGGGCACGACCCCGAGCTTTGGATTTGGGATCACCTACCGGATTGACTACCGACCGGCGTTCCTCGAGGCGGGGGCATTCGTGCTCTTTCCTCAGCAGTCCCGCCCGGATGTGGGCATTGGCTTGCAGTTCGGCGTGAAGTTCTAAGGAGCGCGCATCCACGTGCCCAAGCGGAATTCTTTTACTGCCCAAAAGAAGGAGGCTCCTCCCGTAAAGAAGCGCGGGAGGGGCCAGCCGCAACATGAGCCAACAGCCGAGCAGCGCAAGCTTGTCCGGGCCCTGGCTGGCTATGGGGCACCGCAGGATTACATCGCCGCTGAAATCGGGGTTTCGAAGCCTACGCTCCTGAAGCACTACGCCGAGGAACTGAACTCTGGGGTTGCAAAGGCAAACAGCCTCGTTGTGGAATCGCTCTTCAAGACAGCGATCAAGGGCAACGTCACGGCTCAGATCTTCTGGCTGAAGTGCCGGGCGGGCTGGCGCGAGCGAGAGGACACTAATGCAGTCACGGTCAACGCGGGGTCGGGCTCCTCGATCAAGGTCATCGCTGGGGTCGATCTGGATGAAGTATGACCGAGCGCGAACTCGATCAGGGCCGGTTCTACCAGCCGTATGGCACCGCCATCGAGGCCATGTACGCGCGGGAATCGGAGGTAATGCTCTCCGGTCCAGCAGGCACGGGCAAAACCCGGGTCAGCCTCGAGAAGCTTCACATCGTCGCAGAGAAGTACCCTGGCACTCGTCAGCTGATCGCCCGAAAGACGCGCGAATCACTCTCGGAGTCCGTCCTCGTCACCTATGAGGACAAGGTGCTCCCGGTCGGGCACCCCGTCCTGGCTGGCCGAAGCGGCAAGCGCGTCGCGCGTCGCAACCGATCGAGCTACATCTACCCCAACGGCTCTGAGGTTGTCCTTGGTGGCCTTGACCAGATCACGCGGATCCTCTCAACCGAGTTCGACCGGATCTATGTGCCGGAAGCCATCGAGGTATCGGTCGCCGACTGGGAGACCCTGAAGACTCGCCTCCGAAACAACGTTCTCCACTACCAACAGATATGGGGTGACACCAACCCCGATGCGGACACCCACTGGATCTATCAGAGGCACCTCTCGGGCCAACTGCGGATGATCCACGCTCGCCACGAGGACAACCCGATGCTCTTCGACCAGAAGCTGCAGGAGTGGACGCAAATCGGGAAGCAGTACCTCGCTGAGCTCGACAAGCTCACCGGTGCCCGAAAGCAACGTCTTCGCTACGGCCGCTGGGTGGGAAGCGAAGGAGTCATCTACGACGAGATCGATCCGGCCATCCACTTTGAAGATGCCGACACCTATCCCGGTGACTGGATGCGGGTTTGGGCAATCGACTTTGGTTACACCAATCCATTCAGCTGGGTGTGCTGGGCGGTTGATCACGACGGACGAATGCACCGCGAGCGAGAGATCTATCACACCCGGTGCCTCGTTGAAGACCATGCCCGCGACATCATGGCCGAGGCTGAAGGTCTTCCACCTCCGATGATGATTGTCTGCGACCACGATGCGGAAGATCGGGCCACGCTCGAGCGATACATCGGCAGGCGAACCGTGGCCGCCCGCAAAGATGTGAACCGGGGCATCCAAGCCGTCAAGGAGCGACTGCGCCCAGCAGGAAACGGAAGGCCTCGGCTGATGTTTGGAAGCAAGCCGGTCAGAGATCCGGACAAGCTGCTCCGTCTTCAGGGGCGGCCGACATGCCTGCGCGAGGAGCTCAACGCCTATAGTTGGCATGAGAAGAAGGAGGACACTCCCCAGAAGCTCCATGACCACGCTATGGACGGCATGCGCTACGCCGTGATGGCAGTAGATGACTACCTTGGCATCAAGGGCCAGGGTGATGCACCCAGGTTCATTGAGGTTACCGCCAGCCCGATCTTCGAGCTGTAGGAATTGCGCTCGGTCTAGACCGACTGATGGCCAGCGAATCAAAGGCAAGCCCAGATCCCAAGCAAGAGGAGAAGCAATACGGCTTTGTTGACCTCATCGGCTCTCAGCCCTACGGGTTCCTGACCGCCGATCGTGGCCTGCCGCAGACCATAGATGACGCCGAGCAGATGTTCGGCATGGGCATCTATGACCAGATGCTCAACGATCCTGACCTTCAGGGTCTTTTCAACGGGCTTCGGGCTCAGATCCTTGAGCGTGGCTACCTGATCTCGCCCGCCGTTCCGAAGCCGCTGCCGAATGATCCCCCTGAAGAGGTTGCTCGCCATGAGCAGGCCTTGACCTACGCGAAGTTTGTGGAGGCAGAGCTGAAGCTACTCGCCAAGCACCGAAGGGGATTCGGGCAAGTCCTTGCGGAGTCATTCCGCGCCCTGGTGAAGGGTCACGTGGTCTGCGAGGTCACGTACCGCGACATTGAGCAAGGGCCGCACAAGGGCCTTCGCGGGCTTCGCTCGATCCGGGTGATTCCCCGCGAGAACTATGCCCTTGCGGTTGATCCTTACAACAATTTCCTGGGCGTGACGGCTCGCCAGCCTGGTCGGCAGTTCATTGTTCGCGTCGGCTACATCGGTGATGCCCGAGAGGTTCCGTCCTTCATCGGCCGGGACAAGCTACTCCTCTTCTCGTGGGATGTCAAGGATGACGATCCCCGCGGCCAGTCCCTCCTGCGAGCGTGCTACCGGCCATGGAAGAAAGCCCAGCTTCTTGATCCAGAGCGCGTGAAGTTCGGTGTGCAGTACGGCGGTGGCCGAATTGTGCACACACGTGGCCCGAAGGATCTGCAAAACCCTGGCACGTCCGAGATGACGAACGCGGAAGTGGCTGCGGCCCTCGAAAGGCTTGGCACCGGAGGAATTGCCGTCACGGAGCCCGGCTCCGACACCACGGTGCTGATGCCAAACGGCGACACCCAGTACTTCCTTCGCGAGGCTGAGGACATTCGGCGGCAGTACGCGCTTGCGCTCACGACGTCGATCCGGGCATTCCTCGAGGCCAAGCACGGATCCAGGGCCGACTCGGAGCAGGGTGACACGCTCCTCACGGCATTTATCTCGCTCATCCAGGAGCACTGGGAGCCGGTCATCAACGAGATGCTCATCCGGCCCCTCATCGCCCACAACTGGGGTGACGAGATCGCTAACGAGTTCTGCCCCGAGTTCAGCTTTGTCCGTGGGGACAGTGATGAGTTTGTGGCAAACGCCGGAGCTGTTTCCACCCTGATCTCCAGCGGTGGTCTCCCCGAGGCCATGCGGCCAGCGGTGTACCGGGAGCGGCTCGGAATCGAGTACGAAGGCGATGGGCGGGAGCCTGAAGAAGCCGGAGGTCTAGAGAAGTAGATGGAAGGTTCCAAGCTCTCTCTGCTCTCCAGCGTGGACACCCACTGGTGTATTGAGCCAACCCGGGCCGAGGGCTTTGTGGAGGCCCTGTCGCGCTTGCCAGCGACCGCGTTTGCTGAGCACGCTGGTGTTCCGGATCTCGCCGCCTCAGTCGGAGAAATGGCGTATGGATCGGGCGACGGTATCGCCTACATCAGCCTGGTTGGCCCGATGACGAAGCGCATGTCGAGCGGCACCTGGGCTCTTGGCGGCACCAGCACTCTTGAGCTACGCCAAATCGTGCGGGAATGCTCGCGCGATGACAGGGTGAAAGGTCTATTCCTCTACATCGACTCGCCAGGTGGTCAGGTCTCCGGCACCGCCGAGTTGGCCCGCGATGTCAAGGCCCTTGCCGCCAAGAAGCCAGTGCTCGCTTTCTGCTCAGACATGTGTGCCAGCGCGGCGTACTGGGTGGCCTCTCAGGCGACGAAGATCGTGGCTGAGCCGGACTCGATGATCGGGAGTATCGGCGCGTTCAATGTGCTCCGTGACTCCAGCAAGCTCTATGAGTCGGCGGGCGTGAAGGTTCACCTGATCACGACGGGCAGGCACAAGGGCGTCGGCACCGATGGCGTCCCCATCGAAGATGACCAACTCGAGTCCTTCCAAATGATCGTGGATCAAATCCAGGCATCGTTCTCCGGGGCTATCCAGTCCGGTCGCGACATGGAGCCCGATGCGGTTGCAGCAGTCGCCACCGGTGAAGTCTGGTGCGCCAAGGAAGCCCTCGTGTTTGGGCTCGTGGACTCCATCGCCTCCGAAGATGAGGCTTATCAGATGTTGCTCGACCTTATTGCGGCCCCCGGGTCTGAACAAGGTAGAGCACTGGCCGCCGAGGCCAATGGAAACGAAGATATGAAGCACACCAAGCAGTTGATTGCAGGGCTCTTCGGTCGTGATAGCGGCGAGGCGGCTGTGGCCGAACCTGATGCCGAGATCACGGCTGCAAGCGCCCAGGCACAAATTGATGACCTCTCCCAGACACTCGAATCGACCGAGCTGGAACTGACCAAGGCCAACCAGGCAAAGGACGCCGTCCTGCTCCAGGTTCTCAAGGCTCAGAGCGAAGGATTTGCCTCTGGGTTGATCAGCGCGGGCAAGGCGACTCCGGCCCAGAGGAGCAAGATCGCCGAAGCCTATGCAACCGCTGTGGTTGCTGACGGCGACGGCCAAGTCTCGGTGGATCCGGTGACCGGCGAAATCAAGACTGGCCAAATGGTTGAGCGGATCAAGGCGATCTTTGCCGATGCTCCGTCTGCAATCGTCACTCAGGAGCAGGCCGCCACCGTTGCTGGTGATGGTGTGATCCTTACCCTGCCTGCCGATCGCAAGGAATCGGTGAGTGAAAAGGTTGATCGAATCCTTGCCCTGACGGATGGCGGCAAGCGCGTCATCGATCTGCGAGGTCAAAAGTAATGAGCATCGGATTCGCCCTCGACGTCCTTCAGCCCAAGTACAAGCCGGAGATGGTTCTGGATCTCCCGGTCAACCTTGAGGCCAATCGTCAATTCTCTGGCCCGACTATTCTCGGCCAGATCACCTCGGGGAACCAGAACGCCATTCAAACGGTTGTGCGAGCGTCCACCCCGTCTGCTGGCACCTTCACCTTGGCGTTTGGGCAAAGCCAGATCTTCAAGACGGTGCCGCTCGCGTTCAACGCAACCGGTGCTCAAGTGCAGGCCGCCCTCGAAGCTCTACCGAATATCGGCAAGGGCAACGTCACGGTGGCGTTTGCGACTCAAACCTGGACGATTACCTTCGCGGGCGACCTCCTGAACAAGCCGCAACCGACCGTCATCGTGGGAGACAACACGACCGGGGTCGCCTTCACCGCCTCGACGACCCAGGCCGGTATCCAGAACGGAGCCTGGGGGCCGTACGACGACAACGCTGGCGATGGTCGCCAGGTGGCCCGCGCCATCCTTCGCCACGCTTGCTCGGTGGAGCCGAACGGCAGGGTCTCCCTGGCCCGAACCCAGGGCGGTAACGAGCACGGATCGACGCTCGCTTCCGCTTCTGCTGCCTTCACTGGCGGAGTTTGGGAAACCTCGAAGATTGCTGGTGTTGATGCCAACGCAATCGCTGACCTTGGCCGGTTGATCTCCGGCACGACCGCAAACGGGCTCCTGAGCCTCCGATAAAGCTATGGCACTTGCACAATTCCTCTACGCAGAAAACGCAGAGCTTCGGGTTGCGGCCCGTGAGAAGCTCCCGGTCACGACCCTGGATAACCCGATCATCCAGCTCGTCGCTCCCATTGATCGGATCGAAGCGGCATCGGTGATCTGGGAGGTTAAGGATGATATCCGTGGCCTCATGGAAGCACGGATGCTGAATTCGGAATTCCCGACCATCCAACGCACCGGGATGAAGCGTTTCCAAATGAGCCCGAGCTACTACGGTGAAAGCATTGTGATCACCGAAGATCGCCTCACCCTGGGGCGACGAGCGGGAACGTTTGGAAACGTAATCGATCTGACGTCGATTCAGGCGGATGATCAAGATCAGCTTCTGAACCGCGCCATCGACCGGATCACGAATGTGATCAGTGAGTTTGCTCGCACCGGGAAGTACTACGTCTTCCAGGGTGGTCAGTCGATCCTTGCTCAGCAATTCACGATCCAGAACTTTGCATCTTCGATTCCAGTAAGCACTGTGGCCACCGCCACGCCGCTTGCTGATATCAAGGCGATGGTGACCCAGTACGGTCGCGCGAACAGTGCATCGTTCGGAGCAAACGCGAAGATCTTGCTGAATCGTGTCACGATGAACACAATCCTCGCGAACACCAACGCTGGCGACCTTGGGCGGTATATGTCCCTCAGTGGAGGGCCGTCAGCCTTCCCGCTCACGGATGTCGAGCTGAACAAGTACCTGACCAAGCAAGGTCTCCCTGAGTTCGTCGTTTGGGATGGTGCTTACCTTGATGATGGCGGCGTGACTCAGATGCACATCCCGGATGGCAAGGCGATTGTCATCGGTGTCCGCCCTGACGGTGCGACTCCCATGCGATACGCGTTTACTCACAACGCCAACAACATGGTCGCGAGCGGTGGGCAGTTCAGCAAGGAAAGCATCTCGGATCTGTACTACAGCTTCGAGTTCAAGACAAACCCGGTGCGCGGTATCTCCACGATGGGCTTCAATGGTGGCCTCATTGTTCCGCACCCCCGAGCGTTCATCAGCTGGAGCCTCTTCTAATGGCGAAGCTCTGGCGAGTTGTTGGAGCCACGACCGCGTTCGAGGTGGGCGCGGTCGTGAAAGACTCCGAGCTTCAAGCAGGATCGCGCGAGCACCT